GAATGGCCGCGATAACACGCCGCGGTGCCGTGTCGGCCGTCCATGCGTTCACCGTGGCTTCCCACTCGTCAGCCTCAGACAGCCGCTGAGTCAGGTAGTCCATCACGACTTCGTGGGCCACCAGCAGCTTGATCTGCAGATCCTCATCTTCCGTGTCCACGTCCAGCGACAACTTCAGGTGCTGCTTCGCCTGATCCAGCGTGACCAGTTCCTGTAGCGGTGACCAGGCCATCTAGTACCTCGCTGGTCCCGGCAGTCCCTGTTCACCCTTCGGGCCACGACTGCCTTCCGGCCCGACCTGTCCTTGCCGGCCGTCCGTCCCCTTCTTCACCGCGAGCCGCCACGTCTTATCGTGTCCCGGCTGGGCGCTGGTCTGCGTCTGGGCGATCCACCAGCTACCATCCCTGCGAAGGACAGCGCCCTTCGGGTAGACCTTCCCGGCTTCCCAGATACCGGCATCCCACGGAATGGCTACGGGGAACTCCTTCACCTCGTCGCCTCGCCGGAACCGGATGACGTAGCCAGTGGCTTCGTCGAAGACCACGTCCATGTCATCGAAGCCGAGGCCGTCTTTCCCATCAGCACCGTTCTTGCCGTCCACGCCGTCCGACCCCTTCGCGCCGTCTCGGCCAGGGATCCCCGGCTGACCATCCCGGCCAGTGGTCCCTGCAAGCCCCTGCGGCCCCGGTGGGCCGACTTCACCGGGAGGGCCAGGCTCCCCAGCCTTTACCGTCTCCAGCCTCCGCTCCAAGTCTGCGATCCTGGCGAACAGCGGGGCCATCAAGTCCTTGATCACCGGAGCGATTCCGGCTGCGAGCGTATCCATTTCAGAGGCAATCATTCGGGCACGTCCAAGGCTTTCCGCAGCGCAGACTCGAAGTAGCCCTGCTCTACCTGCTTCTGGAAAGCTGCATCCAACTGGTGAACAGTATCCGGTTGGGGCGTCCCTGATGGTGCCGGCGTTGGCGCGTCTGGTGCTGGTGTCGGTTTCGAGAACGGATCCGCCGCGTCCCGCTGGGCGAGCGCCTCAAGCGAGAACTGCTGCTGCTGGAGCATGGGCGAGTCGCCGCCCTCGACCGGAGGCGCATCGAGATACCGCAGCCGTGCTTCGTTTGGTGACAGGGCGCCACCGCTGATGGTCTTCGTGGCCGCATCGACACGGCCGGCGGTATCCATCTGTAGGAGATCTTCTCGCTGGAACTCGGCACCAATGCGCCGGCCTTCGATCAGGTCCGGTGCCATGCCGAGGCCGAAGTCGAGCAAGTCCTCGATCTGCTGCACCATAAACTGCAGCGTCTGCGCGTAGTACTGCCGGTCGAGAGCCTCGATACTGCCAGCGATACTCGGCACCGGACCAGCGGAGATCTTATAGGGTGGCACGCCGAACGCCTGGCAGACGTTGTCCGCGGCCCACTTCAACTGCTCGATGAGTTGGGAGTCCACCGCGCTCATCGTCATCTGGTCGAACTTTAGCCCGTCACCCAGCACGCCAACCTTGCCAGCATTCGACCCAGTGAAGCCCTCATCCCACTTCGTCTTGATGCGCTCGGCAGTATCCTGAGCGATATGACCAGGTCCCGATATAACGCCTCCTGGTACGGAACTGTTGCCGAAGAAGTTTGCGCTCGACTCCTGAATGCGAAGGGCTTCGATGGCGCCGACTCCGCAGGCACTGAGCGGTCCCACTCCAGCCAGAGGATGCGAGAAGGTCTGGTAGACATCGTGGATCAACTCCGAGGCCGGCACCGTCACCGACTCAACCAGCGAGGCCAGCGGCCAGGGCTGCAACTGGTAGAAGACGGACCCGTCTGGCGCCTCCATCGGACGCACTCGGCAAGGGTCGAGCACGTAGAGCGCCTTCACCACGCCGCGCTGGTCACGCTCCTTCAGCACGTAGGTATTGCCGAATACCAGCAGGGAAGTGACCCACTGCTGCACGAACTTCAACTGCGTCTGGTAGCGGTTCGGCTTCCGCAGGACTGGCGAATAGGCTGGGCTAAACGTCTCCGTCCAGATCCCGCTGGGCTGCTGCTCGACCACACGCAACCGCATCTTCCCGATGTCGGTGGAGATCAGGCGGATACAGGCAAAGACCGGCGCATACGTCAGGACGTTCGTGAGTGTGACTTCGACGTTCGTCTGCCATGCCCCGGCGAAACTTTCAAAGATACGAAACCAGGAGTTGCGCGTGTCGATGCCGTGCAGCGATGCCTGGATCGCTTTGGTTCTGGTGAGTTCCAGCCCGATGAACGGAATCCGCACCGTTACTCCGTGCCTTCAGGCGTCTCTGCGTTCAGATCTCTGCGAGCGTAGGTGGACCCCTTCGGCCGGCCTCGCTTGCGCTTGGCTGGCACGCTAGAGGCGAACTTGGCTTTCTGCTGGTAGGTAAGCGCGGCAGCGATGACCGGCCGCACGTCCACCGTCTCCCCAATACTGGCATCCACGCCATCTCGTTCTCTGGTGAGGATACGCGTGGCCACGATGGTGATGACGGTGCCGCCGACTGGTTCCATAGGCTAACCGAAAACAGCGGCAGGGGCCGGTATCTCCGAACCCCTGCCGCTGGGAATTAGCTACGAGGGTGACCCGATGCTGCCCCAGTTGACATCGTCCATGTAGACGACGGCTTCCGAGCGGCCCTTGACCCAGGTGATCTCGCGTTCGGCCTTGACCGCCAGCGAGTTCGTCTGCCACATCGAGGTGAGTGACGCGCCCGTGCCGGTGACCGAGTTGATCGTCGGCGCATCCGACATCTGCAGGGACACCTGATCCGAGGCATCCACCGTGACGTTCCCGTCATCGGCCAGCAGAATGGACGGCGCATGGACCGCGATGACGAGGTTGCCACCACCGGAGGCATTCGCCGCATACTGCGACGTGACCACCGGGATGCCTTCGAGCGTCCCACCGTTCATGGTCATGTCGGGGAAGACCCGCTGTCCGAGCGAGTTCCTGAGCAGCCCGACCACCATCGCCAGCGAGGCCGGCATGATGAGCACCAGCCCTGACGTCGTCAAGTTGTTCTCGATGTAGGCTTGCAGGATATTCGCCACATCCGTGATGACGTTGTCGGAGCTTGTTCCGGCGGATGTCATCGCGGTCAGGCCGTTGGTAATCGAAGCCGGCGAGACACCCGCTGAGGCCGCATGGGCCGGATCGATGAAGTCGAGATCGAGCCGTGCCACCACCGCTTCTGCCAGCGTCGTTCGGACACGCAATTCAGCGGATGGCGTGGACAGTCTGACGAGTTCCTTCGTCAGCACCGCAATCGTCGCCACCTTGTGATGCGTCAGCGTGACCGAGTCGAAGGCGACAGAGGTCAGCGGCTTGCCAGCGCCTTCCCCGACCCAGTAGGCGTTGCCGCCCGAGGTCTGCTTCGGCACGCGCACGTTGAATGGCGTCATCGTGAAGCCGGGGATCCCGTTGTTACCGAACCGCCCAATGATCGTCTGGGGACGCAGAAACTCGATGAACTCGCTGGCCAGGTTTTCCGCGTAGACCAGCGGACCAGCCCAGACGGGCTGCGTGGAGGTGCCAGCCGGCACGACGGCCTTCTGCTCGATGAACTTGTGCAGGGCGGTGTGACTCGGATACCGCGCCTTGGCCAACTGCACCACATCGCGTCCGTCCATCCTGGCCTGCATCTCGCACATGACAGAACGGACGAAGCCGATACCGGGAGGTAACTTGGCATCGCTCACGTCGATGACCGAGTCGTTCCTGATGCTCAGGCCACGTTGCTGAGGGGCTTCGACCACTGCCGTCGCCCGCTGTGCGCTGACCTTCTCGAGCACCTTGGCGTCTTCGATCTCGCGCTCGATGGTCGCCAGATCCTTCTGCAACGATTCGAACTCGTCGCGCTCCTGCTCGTTCTTGCTTTCGCTGCGGGCATCGGCTGACGCCTGCAGGGCTTCCATCTTCTCGAATGTGGTCTGCCGCTTGGCTTCAAAAGCCGTGCGGCGTTCTGTCGGGGTCATGGGCTTCGCGCTCCTGCGCTGTGGGGATGCCGAGACGCCGGCAGATGAAGGACTGTCGGTTGAGCCTGACGCGGCTGACGACAAGTCGAAATGCTTGACGGTTGTGATGCTGGCTTCCGCGTTCATCGGAATCGTCACTGTGGACGTT